CCCCGACGTGCAGGTCAGCAGAGTGCGATTGTTGTTCGTGGTGTCATCGAGCTGAAGGAAGTTGCCACCGCCGACCGGGACCAGCGCGTCGGCCACCATCGACAGCGCGAGCGTGGTGCCGCTGGTATACCAGGGGGATGTCAGCATGGTGGCGCTGTCCACCACACGCGTTGCCGCCGCAGCGGTCGTCGGGATGTAGCTGGTCGGGATGGATTGCTGCTCTAGTTGTGCGAATTGCACGCTGCCCGTCACTGTCAGCGTCAGCGTGCCGGCGGCCGGGGTGAACCCCAGGAAAACCCGCTGCATAGGCCCGGTGCCGGCCAGCGGCCCAACAGTCGATGCGCCGCTGAGCGTGATGGTGCCAGTGCCGTAGAACGAGAGCGAGGTTGCGGTTGCGGTGACGGTGACAGACTGGGTGCCGAGCGTGGCGCTATTGAGCAACAGGTTGGTAGCACCCTGCTCAAGGAACAGCCCGTTGAGCGCGTGCGTGATCGGGTCGTAATCCCAGCGCGGCGCATTGGTCGCCGCGGTCTGCATCACCCCGCTGGCATCGAAATACGTCGCTGTGCTGGCGCGTGTGAACGTGATGCGCCCATCCAGTGAACCGGGCGTCATGAACGACAGATCGAGCGATGGCGGGGCGCCGGTCGCGAAGCTCTGCACGCCGGCATGATGCGGATAGGTCACCTGCCGCGAGAACAGCATGCACCAGCCCGCAGCCGACACTGGCCCCTCGATGCGGTTGCACGAACTTGGCGCAGCGTAGTGCCGACACATGCCGCAGCGCTCGGCGCCGCCCGCAGGGGTGTAGCGCGCGGCCTGCTTGGTGGCCTTGGGCGTGCCGCGGAGGGCGAGGCGCTGCAGGACTGCCATCAGAAGCACACCGCCATTTCGGCACGCAGCGGTGCGCCACTGTAATCACTTTGTTGCTTATGCAAGTTGGCTCGCGTCACTGCCTGCTGATATGCGGCGTCCATCTGCTGCGCGCGCGCGTCATCGAGTGCCCAGATGGCGCCTTCTCGAACAAGCCCGCATAAATACACCGAATACAGGTTCTCCAGGATCGGGTTGGTATCTGTTGGGAGCAGCAGCGGGCGCGGCTTGCGGTACCATCCCATAAGCACGCTCTGCGGCACCCAGGACGGGTCTGGCGGGTTGGGCACTTGTGGGTGCGGCAGGAACTCGATGCAGTTCGCCACCAGCCTGTAGGCCACGCTGGGGCCGCTCAGTGCGGTGATGGCGTCGTAGGGCTGCGAGCCGATCGGCTGATACTGCGATGACCAATGACCGCTCCACTCATCCTTCAGGACGAGCAGCTCGCCCGTGGTGGCGTCCCTGATGCTCTCCATGGTGGCGAAATCGGATGGCAGTGCGATGTAGGCGGCGTCGATCGGCTGGATGGCCGACGCCACCTGACAGCGTGCGCGCAGCGTCTGGGCCAGCTCCGTCTCCACCGCGCTGACCCAGCCGGGCATGACACCGTTGGTCAGGATGTCCTGCCGGTTGAGGTAGCTGGCGACGTCGGCCTGGAGCTGCGCGAGGGATGCCATCAGGGAGGCGCAGCCACGATGACGCCGTTGCTCGCCGGCGCTGCGGTGGTCCCAAGCGCGTTGGTGGCGCTCACGACACATGTCGCGGTCTTGCCGACGTCGTCCGCCATGATGGGCAGCGATGCCGTGCCGCCTGTGATGTCGGCGCCATCCAACTGCCACTGATAGGCGTAGCTGTGCGGCTCTGCTTGCATGCCCTCCCAGTTACCCATCGTGCAGCTGAGTTCGCTGCCAGCCTGCTGCACATGCGGGACATCGACGTTGATCGGAGGTGTGGTGGGCACCGGATCGGGGCCGCCTCCTTCCGGTGCATCGATCTCCAGTAGCGGCTCGTATTGGCTGGCCTCCAGCACGGCGCCGGCGGCCGCAGTCTCCACGCCCTGCGCCAGCGCAGCATCGCCGGCAGCGCTGAGAGCCTCGGCCTGGGGATACAAACGTATCAACAGCACCTGGTCGATACCCTCGACCAGCACTGGCTCGATGGTGCCGGTGCCGCTCATGGCTTGGGCTTTGCCACTGCCGGGTCGCCCTCGATCGAGATCGGCACCTGCTGTGCCGCGACCAGCGTCGAGCCTTGCTCCCAGGTCTCCTTGCCCTGCGCGAGCGCCCGCGCTGCCACATCCTCGGCGCTGTCGGCGTCGGGATAGAGGCGATGCAGCAGCACCGGGTCGATGCCCTCGACCATCGTCGGCTCAGCGCCCTTGGTCTCGGGCGTCTGCGCGACGTGCCCGGCCATCGGCTGCATGGAGCCAGCGGTTGCGGGAGCGCCGCCGACGCCTGGTGTGGGCTTCATGCTGCCGGCATGCGGAGCGTCGTGTTTGGTTGGGCTGGCCATGATGGTCTCCTTCAGATCTTGCGGGCGTCGTCGGTGCGGAACACGCGGTTGTCGCGCTCATCGAGCCAGGCATTGAGCGCCTTCTGGTCGCGGGTGATGCCGAGCTTCTGCAACTGCTGCCAGATCACCATGGGGATGCGCGCGACGTGGGTGATGCCGTCAGGGTTCGGCCGGTGTTTGTCGAAGTTGGACGCGAGTTGCTTGGCGCTCTCGACAATGGGGCGGGTGTTCTGCGAGGTGATGATGACCGGAAGCCCGGTTTCGCTGTCCGTCACGATCTCGGTGGACCGCTGCGTTACCGGGTTCCAGGACTCGAAGAACGGTCTGTCGGTCATAGCGGGATGCCGCTATAAGCGGGGCGACGCGTAGTTCCGACACTCCGCGCCACCCCTGACCACGATCCTACTGGAGAGGACCGAAGCTGATGCCATCCAACGACGATGAGACGCGCAAGGCAATCAAGACCGCGTATATGCGGACTTGGGTTGCGGAAAACCGCGAGGCTCGCGCAGCCTATCAGAAGGAATACGCCCAGAAGAACCGTGACACTATCAACGAGCATAAGCGCCGGTATCGCGAGAAGAACCGCGAAAAGATTAAGGAAGCCAACCGCCGATACATCCGCGGCGAGTATGGCGAGATAACAGCCAAAGAGAAGGAACACCAAGCACGCAATCGCCTTCAACGCGCTGTGGATTTGGAGGTGCTGGCAGGACGTCCTCGGCCCGAGATGTGCGATGCTTGCGGCGGAGCGCCAGACAAGGGACGCGCACTTCATTTCGACCATTGTCACCAGAAGGGCCATTTCCGTGGCTGGCTGTGCCGGGAATGCAACCTGGCTCTGGGCAATGTGCGAGACGACCGCAATCGGCTTCTCAAGCTGATCGCCTATCTCGACAGAACCTAGGATCGCATTCCCAGACAGTTTACCCTCCATTCTAGCCAGCAGACTTACAAGAAACCGCTGGTATCATTGGTTAAGATCGAAAATTGTGGCATGTGCCTTAGGAGCGGTGGGCCTGATGCACCCCTCGAAAATAACCCCACCCTGGGAATTATCTCCTGTCTGGGCATAGTCCTGCTGGACTAAATCCCTTTCCGGCAACGGCGCCATCTCGACATAGTCTGTCGACACCATCAGGATTTGATGGGCTGGACAGAACCGATCGGGTGCGAGTTGCAGTGTGCCGAAGTTGGTGCGGTAGACATCGACCGCGCCCTGGATGGTCATCTCGCCGGTTGGTGACGCCTGCACGATGTTCTGGGCCACGATCGGGTTGCCCGTCCCGCCCTGCGACAATGTCGCGAAATAGTTCTTAATATTTCCCGACATGATCCCCAATGTCGGATTACCACCGGCCTGCCAGGACTGCTGGATGGCGGCGTTGACGACGTTCAGCGTAAGATCGTAGGGCGTGCCAGCCGTTCCGGCGTTGGAACCGTCACCGATCGGCATGACGCCAGCACCGGCACCACGCGCGCCGAATGCGGTATAGCAGGGCAGGCCGCTCATGTGGCGTGGGTCGGTGATGGTGCGTACGAGTGGCGAGGTGACGGCCAGCTCGAGGTCGCGCTTCACCTCCATGCCGCGTAGGATCATATTGCGATTGTACTCGTCCTCCCCACCGACCACGTCCACGACGCGGAGCGTGTTGGAGACGCCCACTGTACGGGCGATAATCTGGCAGACGTTGTTCAGGCGGATGGGCTTGATCACCGCCTGCATAACGGCG